CGCGCGATCCCTTGGGGAACTTGGACTTGTTGCAGAACCAATCCATTTGGTTCCCCACGCTGCCGTGGCGCAGGAAGTGATAGGCGCTCCACTTCAGCCCAGCATCGAGCGCTTTGCTCATGCGGTCGGCGTAGGTCGGATCGTAGTAGCTGGTACCCTCAGTGGCTTTCTGGATGATGCCGACGACGCCGGTGGCGCGCACGTCGTTGAACGAATGCACGTCTTGATAGTGGGAGATGTCTAAAGCATGGATAGTGCTCATTGCGCCTCTTCCTGACGACGCTTGATGTCCTCGATCGTGTTCCCCGGCGCCTGCAGCAAATAGCTCTTCAGCTTCTGCTGCTGCATCGGCGTCGCCTTGCCGTTGCGCACGCCATCGGCGATGGTACGTGCTATGTCGGGATTGAACAGCGCTTCTCGCCAGGCCCGCGCGGCTTCCTTCTCGGAAAAATTGTTCAGAACGCGCAAGCCTATGTCGGCCGACAGATAGCCCTTCGGGACACGTCCGCTCATGAAGGCGAAAGCCTTGTTGAGCACGCTGGGGATGCCGGAACCCGTCAGGCCCTCGACGACCGAGCTCGCCGTCGTGGGCGCTTCGGCCGCGCCTTTCGGCGGCGGTAGCCGGCCTTCGATCTCGGCGGCGCGCGCGATCGTCTCGAGGTCGCTCATGTGTTCCGGCGACAGCACATGGCTCAGAGAGGGGGCATTGTCCGTCATGAATTTGCGGAGCTTGGTCGGGTCCGGTAAAGCGCTGTCTTCACCGCCGCCGGCGCCGGTTGCCCTCTCCCAGACCGCCCGGCGTAGTGCGGCTTCGGCGTCCGGCCCCGCGGCGCGGGCATTGGCGGCCAGCTGCTGCATGGTGCGTGGATCTTTCAGTCCGGCGTCGATGACCTCATGCGGCTGCTTGCCGAGCATGCTGGTGAGGTTCTGGTCGGCGGTAGCACGGCGAGCCGCCTCGGCCTCGCCTAGCCGCTGGTAGAGTTGAGATGGGTCGCGCCCGGCCACGGCCTCGCGCAACCAAGGGGCTTCGTCGAGAATGCGCGAATGCGCCTTCGTCCATGCCGTTACGGCGTCAGGGTTTAACATGCCATTCGGACCGACGCTGGTGCGGCGAATGTCGTCGAGGGCGGCATTGATGACGGTGTCGCGTGCCGCTGGATCTTCGCCGTGGATCAAATTGAACTGGCGCATCTCGGAGACGGCGTTCGGCGCGAGCAGCCTTGGCGCGATGTCTTCACTCTTGATGGCCTCTTGGCCGCTTGCCCGGTTCTTGCCGAGTTCCGCGCCGAGATCCTGCCGGAAGCGCGGCACATATTGTTCCCGGTAGAACTGGTTGTAATCGGCCAGCCGGCTCTGGATGGTGCTCGGCTGTTCGGGCGGCAATGGCGCGCCAGGCGCCGCACCGCGGGCGGTCGGCGTTACGGTCGGCACATCAGGGCCCCCCGGCGTTGCGCCGGAGGGCGCACCCTGGGCGTCCGCCAGCGCCTTTCTGTAGACGTCTGTCAGCCCCTGCCGGTATTGTTGGCTTTCTGCTTCGGTTCTTGCGTGCCTGACGACCTGTTTTTCTGCATCGGCAATCAGGTTCTGCAAATCTTCCTGGCTGACGGATTTCAACCGGGCCAAGTAATCAGTTGCGAATTTAAATCCGGCTTGCCGCATGGGATCGACAGCAGCTGCAGGCGCTTGCGGGCCGGAGATGCGCTCTTGCGGTGCTGGCAGACCGGGCACTGGCGCTTGCGGCGCTTGCGGACCAGGTGTCGGCGCTTGCGAGATGCGCTCGACCTCGGCGTCGATCGCATCGCGGACGGCGCGCAGCGTATCGGCACCCGACATCGATGCCGGCTGATTGCCGGCCTGTAGCGTCCTTAGCCTCTGGCCGACCTGCTCGCGCGCGGTGAGCAGGCTGTTGATGTCGTAGGTCGGTGCGACACGGCCGGCGGGATTGCCTTGTGCATCGAGAATCGCTTGCGGCCGAACGTTACCTAAAATTTCGCGAACCTTCGGCGGGATCACCGCGTCGGTGAGATCCGTGCCGATGTTATTGAGCCGGCCGACGATGGCGTTGTATAAATTCGTCGTCGGCTCGCGGAAAGTGCCGGTTGGATCGATGGCGGCGCGACGCGCTTGCACTTGCGCGTTCATGGCCCGCTCGGCGACGTCCGTTGCGCCGCGGATCTGCTCACCGGTCTGGAACACAGGCCGCTCCGGCAACGCGGCCGTCGCATCGCGGATCTGGTTCTCGATGGTAGCCGGACCTTGTGCTGCGGCGCGATCGGCGGCTTGCGCTTGTCGGGTCAAGAGATCGATCACCTGCTGATCGGCCGGCGCGGCGCCTTGCACCGGCGGCACACGGCCGCCGCCAAAGGCGTTGATGGCGGCGGCGTTCTCTGCGCCACGTGCACGCAGCGCCGTCAACTCGTCTCCGGTCGCTGTCTGGCCGAGCGTTTGCTCCATATTGAGCAGCGGCTGCGAATTCATCGACTTGGCGACGCTTGGATTGAAGCCAGGAATCTGCTGCCGCAGTGCAGCGGCCTCGTCGAGGTTTCCTTGTGCGCCAGGCGCGGCCTGCGCCTGGCTCAAATTGCCGGCGACACGGCTTTGCAATTTCGCCGATTGGCGCTCGGCAGCCGCGGCAAGCGCTTCCTTCACCCATGAGCCGGAATTGGGGTTTGGCACCGCTGGATCGGCAAAGACGCCTTCACGGTTGGCGTATTGGGTAGCTAGAATCCCTCGCTCGGCGACACCCGGCACGGAGCCGGCGGCGGCATCGACGATGCCAGGCGCGACCTTGGCGACAGCCCGGGCGATGATGCCGGTAGGGCTGATCCATTTGGGATAGGCAGCCGGAAGCACGCCGCCAAGCGCGCCACCGATGAGCTCGCCCCCTGTCCCTAGATTTTCCTTCCCGACTTCCGCGCCGACGCCGGAACCGATATTGGCCGCCACGTCACCAGCCACGAAACTCCCTGGCTTTGCCGCACCGGTTTCGGCGACGGTCGTGGCCGCCTGCTTCCAGATCGGCATTTCCCAGAACGGGGTCGTGCGTGAAGCCGTCAGGGCCGCGCCGAAGGCCGGTGCCGCGGCTGCCAGCGGCAGGTTCAACATCGCCTGATTGCCACCACGCATGGCGCCACGCTCGTAGACGTTCTCCGGCTGCACCGGGTCACGGTTAATGAGCTCTTGGTAGGCAGCCGCTGGCTGATCGAACGGCGCCGGCAGCCCGAGAAGCTTGGCAAGTTGCGCTCCGATGACGTGGCCGGCCGCGGATGGTGCCAGCAGCATGGATGCGGCAGCCCGATTCGCGCCCTCGAGCGCCGCCATGCCGGTGCGGCCAAACTCGAATGGGCGTTCGACGGGCTTGTCGGTGAGCGGGTCGATCTCGCCGCGCTTGTAGCCGCCGGCGGCGTCGGCCTTGTCGGCTTGCGCCGCGGCGTCGATCAGGCCGAAGCCAGGCTGTGCGGCAGGCGTCGACGGCACTGGGACGGCACCTTGCGGCAGCGGCACCTGAGGCTTGGCGTTGGGCGCTACCAGGTCGTCGAACAGGCCGGTTGTCCGCGGGGGCGCTGCGGCAGGCACCGCCGGTGCACCGGGCGCGACCAGATCGTCGAACAGACCGGCCATCTAGAAGGTTCCGCCGGTGGCCGGCTGCGCGGTGTTGAGGTCGATGCCCCAGTTGCGCAGGCGGCCCATGATGGCTTCGCGCGCCTGCGGGTTGGCCTTGATGGCGGACTGCGCTTCGGCGATGGCCTGGTCTGCCGTGACGCCAGCCGGCAATCCAGTTGGCGCCGCAGTCGGTGCGGCTGGCACAGCCGGTGCGGCTGGTGCCGGCCGTCCCGCTGCCGCTGCTCGCCCCGCAGAGCCTTGCGTGAGCGCGGCCAGCGCGGCCTCGTTCTCGGTGAGACGCTGTTGGTAATCCTGCATGATCTGCGGGCTTGCCGTCGTCTGGATGACGTTGCGGATGATCCCGTTCTGCTGCAGCAGATAGGCATGGATCTGCCCGACGTTGCGCGCCACCGTCTCGGGGTTGGCAAAGGCGCTGCCGCTCGGCAACATCCCTTGCACGATGGCTTGTTCCTTCGAGCCCTTGGCCGCCGAGTTGAGGAGCGCCGGCTTGATGGTCTGGTCGAAGATAGCCAGCGCCTGCCGCGCCCGCTCCGTTTGCGGATCGAGCTCCGGCAGCGCGCCGCCGGTGACGGCGCCGACCGCCGCATTGACGTGGGAGCGCACCGCAGCCGGCAGGCCGGATGCGACAAGAGCAGCCCTGGCGACGTCGCCTTGCAGCGGATTGAGGCCCGCATATTGCGAAGGGGCAGCGGCTGCGCCTCTGGCCACGGCATTGCGGGATTCCTGCACGCCCGTCTCCGGTCCGGCCTGCACGAAGCCGCCGCCAAGCAGGTTGACGCGCCTGCCGTCCGTCGTGATGCCGGTCTGGCCACCGTCCTGCGACGTAGCCACCTCGTTGGTCTGCGGATTGATAAAGGTCTGCGGCGAGTGCGGCAGATTGAGCAGTGCGCGCAGATCGGTCGGCATTTGCGTGAGATCGCGAGATTGCCGCGGCGCGACTGGAGCCGCAGTCGCGCTTGCCGGCAACGGCGCATTCACATCGAGCGTGGCGCCTGGTGCCGCCGGCGCGGCCGTCGTGAGCGTCGGTGCGGCCGGGGCCGTCCCTGGTGCGCCACCGGTCATCCATTGCTTGAGCAGCAGCGCCTTGATCTGATCCTCGCTTTGCGCCGGAGTGACGCCGGCTGGCGTCGTGCCGCCGCCGATCGCGGCCTTGGTGGTCCAGGTTGGATTGCCGTTAGCGTCGACGCCGATGACCGGCTCGAGTCCGGCTTCTTGAATTCGTCCCTGGGCAGTGATCTGCGCGGCGCGCTCCTGCGCAGCGGCCTGACGCTTGGTGATCAAATCATTGATCAGGAGGCGATTGGCCTCGGCCTGATTGGTGCCGGCGACGGTCGAGCCGTAAGGTTCCCCGGCCGCCAGCGAAGCCCGTGTCGCGACATCGCCGCCGACCGGATTGCCCTGATCGTCATAGACCTGGGACCGGCGATATCCGGCGAGGTTCGCGGCCGACACGTCGCCGAGGATGGCTGATGCAAGTGCCGGGTTGGAAGCGATGTCGCCGCCGCTCTTGACGAAATCGGCCAGCGACTGCTTGCCCTGGATGCCCTGCCGAAGCTGCGTTCCTTGCAGAAGCGCCCGTGCCGTCTCGGCGTTCTTGTAGTCGCGTGATGCCGTGTCCATGAACGGCCCGGCCAGCCCCTGAAACAATCCGCCGAGTGAACCGACTGCCGGCGGCGCATCGGCCGGAACCTGCAGTAACTGCGCCTGCGCGGCTTGCGGCGCCGCGATCTGCGGCATGGCGATACGCTGACCGATGATATTGGCCATCTAGATCGGTCCTGCGGCGCGGCCGTAGGCGGCTGTTCCGACGGCGGCTGGCGTCGTCGGGACGAGACCACTCAGATAGCCCGTCGTCGTGTTGAACAGATTGCCCAGGCTGTTGGCTATTGCCGGCGCCTTGCCGGAACCGGCGATGGCACCACCTAACTGGCCCAGTCCCGTCAAAGCCGCGCCGGCTCCCGACGTCACCGGCGGCGCTTGATACACTGGCGCAGGCGGCGCCGGCGCCTGGGTCGGGAACGGCGTCGCTATGGGCGGCTGCTCCTTGAAGCCGGCGAGCTGCTGCTGCCCCGGCAGCATCTGGCTCGTCAGGTTGGCGGCGGCGTTGATGTTGGCGATGTCGCTGCCGGCTTTCGCCACCGCGGCGTCGTTGCCGGTCCACTGGTCGCTGTAGGCACCGAGATTGCCCGACGCCACGTTGCGGGCGCGAGTTGCGGCATCGCCGGTCGCCGCCGCGTTGCGGAACGCTTCGGCGACGGCTGGCGAGGCGTTGGCGCCAGTCTCGGCCGCGGTGATCGGCTGTGTGGGCAGCATGTTGGCATTGACGGCGGTGGTGCGCCCTATGGCGGCCTTGTCATAGGCCGCAGCCTGGTTGGGCCCGCTGAAACGCGAGATCAAGTCACTGATCGTCTTGTCGTTGGTGCCCTGGTTGACGTCATAGGCGCCGATCGCCTTGTCTCTTTGAATATTCTCGGCGTTGGCCGCGGCTGAATCCTGGGCGATCTGCTTCAGGTTGGCGAGGTTGACTTGCTGCTGATAGTCGCCCCAGCGCTGCTGGTCGGCAAGGTTGTACTGGAAGTTCTCGGCGTTCTGCTGCGACGCCGCAATCGCCGCATTGCGATTGTTCTTTTGCGTTGCAGCATTGGTCATCGCCCCGCCGGCGACGGAAGCGGCGGTGCTCGCGCCCAGCAGGCCTAAGGTGATCGGGTCACACATTTACGTCGTGACGTAACTGGAGCCGGTCGCGCTCGGCACCGGCGCCTTGACGCCGGTTGGTGCCGACAACCCGACACCGGAATTCATGTTGGCTAAAGCGGCCGTCTGGAAAGGCTGCACCAACGAGGCAAATAGGCTCGACACCGGCGTCTGTGTCGAGCCGGCGACCGGTGTCACCGACGGTGAGGGGATGCCGGCCTGCGACACGCCGGACCTCGCGAGAGCAGTGGCATTGGCATTTGCCAAAGTCCCTAAGGACGCCGGATCTTCCGCCGTCAGCGCCTGTTGCGCTAGATTACCTCGCGTCGTCGCCACCCGCCCGCGCAAGGTGTTGGCGAGGTCCGCGCCTTGGCTCGAGATGTCACCGAGTGCCTTGTTGGTGGTCTGGTCGACGTCGGAAAGTTTCTGCGCCGAGACGGAAGAGCCGGCGAGCCCGCGGCCGGCCAGCGACGCCACCAATTGGTCACGAGCATTGGCCGCTGCAGTCTTCACTGCGGGATCGTTGACGTCCTGGTAGGATTTCACCAGGTTGTTGTAGTAATTGTCGTCGAACTGACCGAATTGCTGATCGATCGCCGCGTTGTTCGCGGTGACATCGGCCGTCCTCTTGGCGGCCGACGTGTCGGCGGCCGTCTGCGCCCTGTTGGCGACGTCCAGCGATTGCTGGAATTGCTGCTGCTGGGCGGCGTTCTGCGCATCCTGCGCCGCCTTCTGCTGGGCGTAGAGCCGATCTTGCTGGGCCTGTAGCGCTGCGGCCTCGTCTCTCTGCTGCTGCGCCTGCTGGATGGCGATCAGGCGTTGAGTGTGGGCATTGCCCCCGCCAAGCATGCTTGCTACGTCACACATGAGGGGCCCTCATCAGACTGTTGGCCCGGTGGCGCGACGACCGGTCGTTACGCGCCGACGGCAAGCTATCATAGATTGGTTCAAATCGGAAAGTAGAGCGGCCGTTCTCGCAGCCGATAAATCGGCCGCCGAGCAGGCGATACCAGCGGACGACTTGAGGATGCGTCGATCGCGTGCGGCTGATGAAGATGCCGCCTGGATGATCGGCCATCAGCTTTCTCACGAAACGGCGCAGGAGCCTCACCCCTGCCGCGCCCATGTCGAAATAGCGTTGGGTGCCGCCGAAGCTCGTGCACCATTCCCCGGGCTTCCATGCACCGAACCCGAAGACGAAGAGCGGGCCTAGCTCATCGCGGATGCAAAAGACGCGAGAAACCTCGAAATCGGGCTCTTCTTTCTCGCGCATCATCTCCGCGCGCGAGACGTCCGAAAGATTCGCGAACACCTCGCGGATCTCGGCCGTACTCGCGTTGTGAATGACTATCGTCATTCTTCATCCACCGTGTAGCCCAGGGTCATGTTGGAGATGCTGGCAGGGCCTGCCGCCGTGCAGATGGCGCGCACCGCCACATAGGGGAATTCGCCGACCATGGGGATGCTAGTTAAGTCGTAAGCGTTTTTGCTAACCTTGCCGATGTGAATGGTCCTGGTGTCATCGTCGGGATCGACCAGCAAATAGATGTCCCAGGTGTTCTGGCAGGCCATCGAGAAATCGGTCCAGGCCTTGGTCTTGTCGAGCGACTGCGCGGAGACGAACGACGTCTCGATGAGCGATGTGAGCTCGCCGGCATCGGCATAGGTCGTCCCGTTGAGCCCGCCATAGAGGTATATCGTATCGTTGGCGCCGCCGCCGATCGTCGAGCGCGCGTAAAGCTGGCGCTTGCTCGCCGTGAAATCCGTCGGGGTAAAGCCCGGCTGCTGTACGCTCCACGCCGTCACCTTAGAATTCGGGAAATAGCTCAACGTGAAAATATCGCTGCCGATCGCCATCATGAAGCGGCCGTCGAGCGGCTCGATCGCGGAACAGGCACGCGATGCTACGACCTCTCCGACGGTCGAATACCAATCGTGAATGAGGAGATCGATGGGGCTCCCGACATCGCCGACAAACGGCGTGTTGATCACGTCACGCGATTGGACACTTCGTACACCCGTGTCGTCGAAATAGAACACGTCGGTGTTGCCGTAAGAGAGGACCGAATTCGGCGCGAGCGTACCGGTGTTCTGCAACGGGTTGCGGAAGTTCGTTTGCGTCGCGTCCGACTGCAGGTCGTAGATGCGGATGCTACGGCGGGAGAACAACGCCACATAGATTTGGTATGGCGCGAGGCACAGCATGGGGTCGCTGCCTTCAGAATCATTGGCAACGGAGATGAAGCCTGGGCCCGATGCTGGAAGCCCGCCGGTCATGACGGTCGGATCGGATAGTGCGCAATAGCGAAGGAGATTTCCGGCAGGGAAATAAATCCGCTGCTTGTAGGTGAAGGCGGAAGTGCCATAGCCGGAAGCCCGGCCGGTAGCAAAGTAATTCGTAGTCACCGCGGCGGCGATCGTGATCGAATAGGTGGAGTTGGTCGCATAAGTGCCGCCCAGCGTAGCGCGAACGACCTGGGCGACGGGAGCCACCGCGGTTACGCCGCCAGCGAAAGCCGTGGTCGTGATGCCAAAGGCACCGAAGACCGTCGGCACGATGACCAGGCCGTTGGGCGTGGCGCCGGTGCCGGTGGCCGCAAGCACCGTGACGACGTTGCCCGTAACGATAGCCTGGTAGCCGCTGGTCGAGGTGTTGTTGGTGATCTCCACCGCCACGGCGTTCGCGGTCGTGGCGTTGTCGATGAGGTAGGGCACCGGTGCCAGGATGAGGTGAACACCGGAAATGGTGAGATCCATCAGGGTGCCGGTCACGCCGGAAGTGATGGTCAGCGTGCCGCTCGAGCGCGCCTCGGCGACGGCCGGAACGTTGGCCTGAAGCGTCGTGAGGGTGATCGTCGAAGGCCCTGCGACGGCGGACGTCGCCGTGAACGGGATACCGAGGACATCGGCCGTGATCAAGATGTCGGAGCCAGACGCCGTCGCGCGCACTGCCTGGTCGCCGTCGATCTTGCTCGCGAGATAGGCCGCGAGCGTCGTCTGTGAAGAGTTGGCGTCGGAGAGTGCGTCCCAAGCCGTCATCGACACGCCGTTGTACCAATGATGAATATTGCCGTCGTTATATTCGGCAATAACGTAGTACTGGCCCGCGAACACGGTCACCTTGAGCAGGCGCGTCATGGTCGTGCCGGGGTCCAACCGCTGGTACTGCACGCCGACCGGCATGGAACCGGCGAGGTTGGCCGAGCCGAACACGGTCAGTTGTCCGTTGATGTTGGAAAGACCGAAGGTGCCGGCGGGGAGCGTGTAGGTCGACACCCACTTCTTGGAGCGCTCGATATCACCGCCACGAGAGATGACGGCGTTGTTCAGTGTCCAGAGGGTGCCGGGCGGCGTGGCAGCTCTTGGGCGGCGCCGGTCGAGCCCGTATTTGAAATCGGCGACAACGACGGACGGCATCTAGGCGCCCTGGACGCGTAATACCACGCGATTGGGAACTTGTGAGGGAAGCTCGCCGTTGATGGCGACGGTGCGCCGGTCGGATGCCGCGTTGGCGATCTCGTCGGTATAGAGCTCGGAAAGCTCGAGCTTCATTTCCTGCAGGACCAATTGGTTGGTGATGAAGCGGCAAGCGGCCTGCAGCACGACCAGCTTATCGTCAAGAAGGCAGATGTCGGTGTCGGCGACGAGAGGTGTTATCGAGACGATGCCCTGGACGTAGATCCGCTGGCCGTTGTCGTTGGAGATCGGCCACAACTCCATCATCTCGATGCCGTTGACCCACTTGATGTCGTAGCGGGAGACGGGGTTACCGCCGCGCGCGGCGGCGTATGAATCCCAGATCGCATATTCGCGAAAACCTATTCCACGTGGAACAGGGGTGTTGGAGGATCCCCAGAAATTGCGCACCTCGAGGATACGGGTTGAATCACAACCAGCGGGCAGGGAGAAGAACTGCTGCCCGGCATTAGCGACGAAGGGCGTGAAGGTAGATTCGAGGTGCTTCCAATTGGTGGCTTTCCACAATTTCTCATAGGCACGATTGAGAGCCCAGTTCAGGCGCGGGATGTCGTCGGGCCCGACCGCAGGATCCGTGCTGCGACCGAGCTCGTCGCGCAGTCCCTGACGAAGCTCGAGGAAAGGTCGGTTTCTCAAGGATCACAACCATCACAAATAGAGGGAGGTGCAGGCGGTATCGGAATCTCCCTGCACCTAGCCGATTGCCGGAAAGCTATCGCAGCCTAGTCTGAGAGGCTTGATGCCACCGACCAGCGACAGCAGCATGACGATCAGTATCAGACAGGCGATGACGATGACGATGGTCTTTGCCACCTGTGGGAAAGGCGCGGGTAGCGGAAGCATATCGATGACATAGAGCAACAGCCACAGAACGATGCCAAGGACGAGGATGTAGATGACGAGATAGATGAGCGTCTCGATCATTTGGGATGTCCCTTTGCAGCTGGCCCTTTATGAGCTGGCTCTTTGTGAACCGGCTCTTTAGGAGCTGACGGGACTGGCGGCGGCGGCGCCGGTGGTTCCGGCGGGGGTGCTGGCGGCTCTTCCTGCGGCGCGGCCTCTTCAGTCTTCACCGGCTCCTCTGCGGGCTTGGGCTCTTCCGGCGGCACGACGTCGATCGGCTTCTCGTTGGGCCTGTCCGGCAGAGGGCCGCCATCCACATGGGGCTGATTCACAGGGGGCGGCGGCACAATCACATTGGGCTTTGCTTCGGGCTCTTTGGCCATGTCACTTCCCTCGCTTGGCGGCCGGCTTCGGCCGGCCCGCAGTCCTCATGGCGATGGCGACTGCCTGTTTCTGCGGCTTGCCGTGCGCCATCTCGGTCTTGATGTTCGACGAGACCGTCTTGTTGCTAGTGCCTTTTTTCAATGGCATTTCGGCCTCTCCTTCCTTGACCCAATCTCGAAAACGTTGCGTAGGCTTGACGACTTTCATCTCGGGTTTTGGCTCGGGCTTTGGCTCCGTCTGCTTGTGCGGCTTGGCTGCCGCCGGCTCCACGATCAGCCTGCAATAGCCCCCGGTGTCCGGCGGCTTCTCGGTCTCGGGAACGACGGGCACCTCAGTGCGCGAATACATGTGCCCGTACATGTCGAGCACGCCGAGGTTCACGGCGCCGGATTCATGCACATAGGCGACGATGCCGGCGAGAGGGTTCTTGCCGTCGCTGCCGGCCGGCTCGTCCGCAGCCGGGTAATACCGGACGCGTTCGCCTATGGTGGTCACGACACGACCTCGCGGCCATGCGCGGTGCGCTTGATGGGCGCCGGTCCTTGCGGCGCGGCCGGCAGCACGATGTCGTCCATGATCTTGGCGACCGGTGCGCCGAAGACCTGGGTGATGACCCGTGATCCGTAGATGTTGCCTAAGCGCTCCCGCTCCTCGGCCTCGGTGCGCTCGACCTCGGCGACGGCGAGCTGAAATGGCTTGCCCTTCTGCTCGGGGAGCGCAAACTCGTCGATGTTGACGAAATCGGTGACCTCGTTCTTGGCGGGCGTGATGTCGGTCACGGCATCCTCGCCATGAATGGTCTTCAGGATCTTAATCTCACTGGCCGTGATGCCCTTCTTGACGATCTCGTGGTTGATGCCGGTGCCCACGAGGTGAACGAAGGCGTTGTACAATTTCATGGTGTGATCTCCGGGGCCACAGGCGCCTTGACGATGGGTTCCGGCAGGGTCGTGTCGACATCGGACGAAGGCCGCTGGATGGAGCCAACGACCTCGTAGAAAGAGAACAGGCGTTCCGCCTTGTACATGCCGGACGGATCGTCGGTGATCATTCGGTAGATATCGCCACGGCGCATGAACACATACATGTTGTCGTTGTAGACAAGCGCCGTGGCGATTTCCTCCATTACGTCGTGCTCTGAGCCAGCCCTGGATAACGGGCCGATGGGATAGCTAGCACAACGGAAAAGTTAATGGTTCCGTTGGGCGTGGCATTAGGCGTCCAGGTGCCGCGAACATCGCCGGTGGTGTTCGTCGGCAGTGAATTGTCACCAGCGACGAAGACACCCGCCGTCGGGATCGCACCATCCTGCAATTCGCGGATGGCAAGCGCCGGCATGGGCAGATAGACGGGAAGCCCGTAGACCTTGCCAAAACCAGCTGAGACGTTGCCCGCGGTCGCCGCCGACATGGCGATGCGGGTGATAGACTTGAAGGCTTTCTTGCCCAGCACCGGCGACGTGCCGTTGAGGGTCAGGCGCTCGGTCATCACCTGACCGTATTCGTCGAGGCCGAAGACGGTCGCCGTCTGCGTGGTGTCGCCGGCGGAAGCCGAGACGATCTGGCAATTGACCGGCTGGGCATTGATGAGATTCGCCGCAGCGGCAAGCGTCAGGTTGGCGGCGCCCGCAACCGCTTGCGCGGCAGCGAACTGGTTGGTGACCGCAGTGGGCAAGGCGCCAAAATCAACGAACACCGTGAGGAAGTCCTGCGTCCGCAAGGTGGAAGCCGTGGGCCGGTTCGCTTCCTCGTCGAGGAAGCCGATATAGGTGGCTTGCAGCTTGCAGGTTGTGTTCGCCGGAATGGAGGTTGCCCCATTCCAGGTCACGGTGGCAACGGAAGCGCCGTAAGAGATCGAGAAGTCGGTCGGGCAGAAGGCTCGAACCTGCAAGCCCTCCACGTACATTTCTTGGCCATAGGTGCCACGGTAATTGCCCGCGTTCTTGCCCGCGGGATAGGCGAAGGTGAGCGTTCCGCCGTTTGGCACAGCAGCGGAGACGGTTGTTGAGAGTACATCCCAAGCCATTTTAGTCCTCCTTTCTGCTATGAGTTACGGGAAAGCATAGACGCCGTGGCAATTACGCTGATCTGCGATCATGCCACCGACCCACGTCTTCGCTTTGTAGAAGACATACTTGTCTTCTGGCCGCGGCGGCGTGTGCTCTTTCTCATCCTCGCCCTCGATAACGAACGGCGTCAATCGGGCGATGTCGAGGATGTAGAGATATTTCGCCTGATTGAGATCATCGAGCGTCGGATCGTAGAAGATGTCGATATTACCGATCTGAATGTCCCCGACGGAGAGATCCTTCTTCTGGGCGTAACCGGTCATCGTGAAAGTGCCGTTGGCGCGATATTCGGCCTTCAGGCGATCGATCATGGACGAGCCGGCAACACCAATATTCGGGTTGCCACCGAAGCGGCGCAACTGCGGGATCTCGAAGTCGAGTGTGCGGAGAACGGCTTGCGTCGCCGCGGAAGCACCGAGCGCGATCGCCGTCGACGCACGATTCTGCCATTTCGTATTCAAAGCGGCGTCGATGCCGCCAACAACGCCGACGGTCGGGGTGGGGCTTACCCAACCTTGAACGCCAGGGAAGGCGAGGGCGGATTGAGTGCCGTCCTGCCAGAAGAGAGCGTTCAAGCCTCTTTCGAAGCCTTCCTGCATATCCTTGATTTTATACTCGAGAATATTGACGAGCATGGTCAATTCACGGTCGGTGTGCTCGACAGTCTTGTCTCCGACATCGTCGACGACGGAGATGCCATCATGGAGAAGCTCGTGCATCGTGATGTTGATGCCGACGTGGAACAGGCGCCACGGGGCGGTCACGCGCTTGATGTTGTTGGGAGAGCCGTAAGTGACGGTGTCGTCGTACTGGAAGCCCTGCAGGGTTGACTCGACCTGCATATTGACGGGCAAGCTCACCAGGCCTTTGCCGCCTGGGATGGTCTTTTGCTTGGCGCGCATCTTGCTCAACAGCGGACGCGCCTGGATGTGCTGGTCACGCCAGCCGCCCTTGCGCATATAGAAGTCCAATGTCGAATTCGCCACGCCCTCGATTTGTGCAAGGGTGAAAGGCACAGATGTGATCCTTATCGTCTATCGAGCCAGCGCAAGCCTTGCGGCTTCTAGAGCCGTCTTTGGCTCAGCTACGCCATCTCGTTGCGAAGCAACCCCACGCAGACCGGTCATCGCTCGTGGTGCCGGCCGCAGCTTTGAAAGCTCGTCGGAAACCTGCTTGTAGATGGTGTCGAGCATCTGCCGCACGTCTTGCGGCGACCTCGGCGTTCCGTTTTTCAGCAGAGCATTTTCGACGCGCATAAAGACATGAGGCTGCTTCAAAGCCCAATCCGGGTCCGTACGCGCCCTTTCACTTTCCCATGCCGTGGCAGTCTGAGTCCCCATCGTGACAAGCTGGCCTTGCATGTGCTCCTGCCGGAGCTGCTCGGCTCGCTGACGCTGCTCGGCAGTCGTCTCAGTTGCTCTCCTCGCGGAGGCCTGGGCGGCTGCTAGCTGTTGCGCATCCTCTCGTGTCAGAAAGCCTCTCTGGACACGGTCCTCGAGCTGCGGCGAAAGCAGCAGGCCCTTGAACTCGGCCAGCTCTTTCGCACGGGCCACCACGTAATCCCACGCGGCGTCAGGATTGACTTTCAGGTTCTTCACGAACTCGATGGCCTGAACGACTTGCTCGGGCGTGTAACCGCCCTCGCGGAAGAAGTTCTGGACCTCGCCGAAAGCCTTGGCTTGCTGAGCGAAGGTAGTGGCTCGCTCGTTGGCCGTCTTGCTTTCGCCGATCAGAAAGCGGATGCGCTCCTGGGTCTTTCGATTGAGACGCTTGAGCTCGTCCGGTGATAAGTCGGCATTGCCTACGGCGTCCACTGCCTTGGCCGGGTCGACCTGGGCGGCCGGATCCTGGCGCTGCGGATCGGGCGAGGCTCCGCTTCCGGTCTTCTGAGCTTCAAGCGCGGATTTTACGCTATCGAGGACAGAAGGCCCGCCCTGTTCGGGTGACGAGTCCACAGTAACGTCGGTAGCCGGCTCCGTCGGCGTGACATCGGCCGGTTCTTGTGGGGTGAGGTCGATACCCTCTGGCATTTACGCCTCTTGAATTAAAGGAATGTCGGCTTTTTCAAGTTTCAAGTCAAGCAGCCGCACTTCCAGGCACGGGCCCGGCAGTCGGAGTCGGCACGTTATGACCTGGTCCGGTCAGCGGCGGGCGCTGGCCGGGGAATTGCGGCTGCGGCCTCGTAGTCACCGGGCCTTGCGGGCGCGCCGCATTCTGCGGACCTTGCGGGCCTTGCGCGTTCGGGTTCTGCGAGGGATCAGCGCCGGGCTGCGACGCCTGGCCGGCGGCTGCGTTGAGCGCGGCGATGGAGGGGGCGCCGGCGAGGAAGACGTCGTCGACGTCCATGTCGAGCAGCGGCGCGATCTTGGTCCAGATGGCTTTCGGGTTGCCGCCGGGAGTTTGCAGCACGATTGGCATCGCCCGTTCCCATTTGGCAAGATCCGCGGAAGCGTTGCGGCGCCCGGATGAACCGGCCATGACGTCGAGGTAGAGATCCTTGGAGATGTCCTCTCGGGATGACGGCATGTCCGGCCATACGGCGCCGGGCCCGACGATCTCGAGCACCATGTCCTTCGACATGTTCAGGAGCATGAGCTCCCCGGTCGCGTGCGCGAGGTCCGAGAGGACGTCATCGAGATCGTCCACACTATCCGCGATGGCGGCGGTTCGGCTTTCTTCCGCGATGCTCGATTGAGTAGCCGTCGTATCCGAGCTAGAGCCGCCAATATTAGCTTCTTGAGAGCCGACGGTGCGCAGGATGTCATTGAATGCGCCCTCCACTTCGTATTGCTGCGGATCGATGGGGAAGGTCTTACCCAGGGCGATGAGGTTATTGACGTCCTGGCCAGGCTTCAGGCCGCGGAGCTCGAGCAGCGCGCCGGTCGCGAAGGACGCGAGCTTGACCTTGTCCTCTTCTTGCACGGCTCCCGCCGGCGCGAAATAACGCGGCTTGTTCGCCTGGCGATGCTCCTTGAGCCCTTGCCGGGACGCGTTGTAGGCCATCTGCGTGTCGCGCAGCAGCATCACGTCGGATTCAGGATGGATCTGGACATCCGATTCGGGCTCGTTGAACACGAGGCTGAAGATTGGCCAGAAGCGGGAGAGAACGACGTCGGGGGTGCCAGGCTCGCGAAGGAAGTCCGGGTAACCCTCGCAGATCACCATGCACTGACCGAGCTTGCGGTCATGGATCTCATGGACACGGGCCTGGTCCTTGCCGCCGGTCGAGTTGCGCCGATCCGAATCGTCGATGATATCGCTACGACTGGCGCCCTCCTGGTCGTTCTTCGGCCCGGTGTAAGCCGTGAAGGATGAACCGACGTCGACCTTGTAGATTTCCTCGATCTCATCCGGCATCAAGTCGAAAGAGTGCGCCACCCAGCGGGCGCCGGCAAAGGTCTTGAGGTTGCGGCACTTGGGATCGATGAGGATCTCGTGAGCGGCCGGGAAGTCGAACACCGGACCTTCGCGGACGACAATGTAGGCCTGATCCTGCAATTGCTTTTGAAGAAGACGGAGCTCCTCCATCTTGGCGTCGTCCGGCTGAATATCGCCTTCCGTCACCTCGTCCATCATCTGCTGCAGCGCCGATATCTGAGATGTGACATCGTCGATCTGGGCGGCGATCTCCGGCCGCTGCTCCAGCACCCTCTGAAAGCACAGTTTAACGTAGCCGACGCCGGTAACTTTGCTGCGCCGCAGCGCAGACTTGAACTGGGTCTTGAACTTCACCTCTTGGGCTTTGAGGAAATAGTCCCAGAGAATCTCGAGCGTCTTGCCGGCGCCGTCGACCATGCGGTTGTATTGCTGGACCTGCTGGATTTCCTGCACGATCGCCAGCGCGTTCGGGTCGATCGCCGGCTGGCCGGTCATCGGATCGACGATGGGTTGCCCGGTCGTGGGATCAGTCGGCGGGTTCTGCACCGAGTGGATGGCCGCCATGAAGGACTCAGGCTGCCCGTCCCAGATCTTGTACATCATGCGCCGCTTGCGCGTCGCCGTGGCCTTGGGGTTCTTGGCGTAGAGCTGCGCGACGATCTGGTTGATGTAGCGGACCACCACCGGGACGACATAGCGGTTGGCCTTCACCCACTCCTCGGTCGCGCCCATGGTCGAGAGGTACTGCGCCTTACGCATCTTTTTGAAGCGCGGACGCCAGTATTTCTGGGCGCGGCGAATGCGGTCCTGCCACTGCTTGACAAGCGCGGCACGCGAAGGCGGCACGTCCGGCGGCGTCGTGTCGCTCGAGCTTACCGGTGCTGCCGGGATGCTCGGGTCGCCTTCGTTGAGGATCTCGGTGTCCATCATTTACGCGGTGCAAATGCGCTTGCCAAATTTCTTGGAGTAGCTCCAACAGATCCTGGGACGGTTCGGATTGGGGTTATCGTTCCGAAATTCGTCTCTCCCGGCGTTGAAGTGTAAGGCGGCGTACCACCGGTCGGATTTTGATCGTCAGGCGTCAATCCTTGCGGCGGGTAAGCATCCGGCGTCGGAAGCCTTCCCGGCGTAGCGCCTTGCGCCATCAGTAACGCTATCTGCTGAACCGTACACATGTCACCACCCTGCCAACGCCTTCAGACGCTGATCCTTCTCGGCGCGCTTCTTGGTCTTGGCCAAGATCCACTGAATTGACCCCACCTTCACAACGTTGTCGGTAAAGTCCTTCTTGACCGACGGCTTGTATATCTTCTGCAGGCCTAATCCCACATGCGCCAGGAAGTCGACGAAATCGTCGTGAGCGCCGTTCGGGAACTGCAGCAGCTCCTTCTTCGCATCCGGCCACCACCAGGCGTAGCGCGGGAAGTGGACGCGCCGATGGGCGATGTAACCACGGATCGACTGAGCCCTGGTGCTCTTGTCGGCCGCCACGGTCACGTCGTCGATGACGGTGAACACGTCCTCCTCACGCATGCGCTTGTAGAGGAACGGACCGAAGGATTTCGCGATAAGATCACTCTCCATCCACCATAGCGCGGGTGTATGGGCCTGCATCTGGGTCAAGAGCTCTTCGACGGTCTGGTCGGTCGCCATGCGCGCCCAGACGAGATCGGGCAATACCCAGATATCATCGTCCTTGTCGACGCCGACACAGCCCAAACAGGTCGGATCGGCGCTTTTCTTGGTAGAAACGGCGTGATCCGACGCCCCGTAGAGCGTCATCTCCGTCTCGTCCGGCAATTCGGCCGCATCGTACTCGACGAAGCCCGCCGCCTTGAAATATTCGCCGTCCTCGGCGGTCGGGGCGCCCATATAGAGTGAGGTGAAGCCGCTCGAGTCCATCTGCTTGGCTTCGGCGAGGATATCGAGGTCTTTCCGACCCGGCCACAGCGCCGACATCGGTTTGGTGCCAAACATCGATACCACCAGGGGGTCGGATTGCACCGTCAGGCTCAATCCGAGCGCTTTCGCAAGGCCTGGGTCCTCAACAACCGCCGGCACGTTGACGTATTTCCAGCGCTCGGCAATTCCCTTATACTTTTTGTTGCGATCGGGGTGCTCCGGGTCGCAAAGGCGGCCTATGAGGTCGTCCCCGTGCCAGCGCGTATGCACGATGCAGACGCCGGAGCCTGAATGGCAGCGGGTGAACACCACCCGGTTGAACCAGCGCCAGACTTCCTCACGGGTCAGGTCCGATTGGGCCTCGATGTCGTCCTTGATCGGGTCGTCGACGATGAAGAAGTCCGCCGGGCGCCCCGTGCCGGAGCCGCCGCGGCCGACGAAGGAGAAACGGCCGCCTTCCTTGGTGATGAGGGAGTTGGTCGCCTCTTTTCGGAGCGCGTGGTCCTCGAAAACCTGCCGGTAGGCGTCAGACTGGATGATATCTCGGACAAGGTCGCCTTCTTCATCCGCTTTCGGCTGGTTGAAGGTGCCCAGGATGGCGTTGGCAGTTGGCCGCTTGCCAGCGAGCCACGCGAGAAAGCGCCTGCAGATGATCTCGGTCTTGCCCAGCTGCGGACCGATCGACACGGCCACCCGCTTCTCCTCGCCCCGGAAGACCTTGCCCATCACGTCGCAAAGGAGACGGGCGACAGGCGTCTCTTCGTAGCGGCTGCGGGTCACGTCATCCGGGTCATCCGGGTCCGGCATGGTCAATTTGATGAAAGGCAGCAAATTGTCCTTCGCCTCGCGAATAGCGATCAGGCGTTTCGCCGCCTTTAACTGCTCGATGCGCGGATCGATCACGCGAACCGCCCGCGGGTGTCAATCCACCCTTGAGTGCCGACAATGAGCGTCGTATTCGATGCGACAGAAGACCTAGCTCCGATTCGTCCCGACGTATCAGTACGGATGGAAAACTGACTGAAGGAATATGCACCAACTACATTTACGGATATGGATATATTTTGATTAGCATTCCCATCGTTTTGATCGGGAGACGTGATGAACGCGAAGCAAGCAGTCCCGCTATTCGACGCTCCCGCATAAAAAAGAGCATTGACTTTTACTCCCGTAGGCACCGACAGGGGAATTAATGTTCGTGACGCTGCGCCCAACCCTGTATTGTAATCTAGTGTTGCATTCACCCACAAAAATTCATCGCCGTTCTGCACATAACCGGCGACCGTCCCTCCCGCATTGACCAATATCGATCCTACACGCCGCTTCTGAGTGTAGTTGGCCGGCAGGGTTGGAGTCGTCGCCGACAGCGAATGCACCACATCTACGCCACCAGTGTCCGGTCGCCTGATGACGAAGACATGGTACCATGTGCTAGACGTTGTAAGCCCCGTATCAAGACCACCCCCGCCAGTGCCGACGGTCCAGACACTAGAGATCGTCTTCTGCATAGTAGCCGGCAGCACCATCGAAGTCGAATTGTCATCGGATACTGCAGTGCCCGCAACGACACTGTAGGTAAGAGCGCCGCCTGCAGGAAAAATCTGGCATCCAGCCAGCAATCCTCTCGGCACCGTTGCCGCTGCAGGCTGCTGATTAGTAAACCATTTTGACACGCCATCCGAAATAAAACCGGCGCCTTGAAACGCACGCGTAAAAGCAAAACCCGTCTGCCCGTTGATCGTGTCGGCACCGTTCCGCTGCACGATCAGTGTGTTGACGGAAGTAACACCGCCGAACGTGTCGCCGACCAGAATCGTCTGCCCGGCAGTAACGGCATTGGCCAGCGGCAAGGTCCAGGTGCGCGACGCCGTCAAGGCGGCATTGGTCGACAAGAAGCGATCGGTCGCAGCGATCGTGGCGTTAGAATCACCGTGAAAGGTGATGGCGTCAATGCCCAAATTCGCCCGTGAAATGGGCACCGAGGCAACGTCGCTTAGATTGTTGGCGACGGTGAGAGTGCCGATGATGCCCGGCGGGGTGAAATCAGCCGCCAGATACCAATAGCCAAGCGCCAGGTCCGTCGCGAAGACGTTGCTCGTATGCGCCACCCTCGAGACGTAGAACTGGTTCGTTACGAATACGCCCTGGTTGACCGGGTAGGCCGTCGCAGTCGTCCACGGCACCGGCGGCAGGAAGGTCAGCGACAGCTCGGAGCTGAGTTGATCAGAGCCGACGCTGCCGTTGGCGAGCTCGCCGTCCGAGCGCTGGATCAGCCCCAGCGACGCGATGAGACTGTCAGTCGTGATCTTCAGGCGATTGTACTCACCGTCGACAGACGCCCCGTTGAGCGGTGAAGTCGGATTGACGGCCTGGTAGCTCTGGAAGTTGGTGAGCCGGTTGTAAGGGGTTGGGGCGGTCATCAAACAGCTCCCACGAGGGCTCCGACGCCCTTCACGGCATTATAATAGTTGAACGGCACCAGCGGCACTCCGGTGCCGTTCAGGCCTCTGACCGTCTGTGTCAGACCAGAAGTAGGTGTATAAGACGCATTCGGTCCCGACGTTCCGTCGGTAGAGTTGTATGTGATGATGCCGGTGCCACCCGCATTGGTGCCACGCAGCGTTCCGGACTCGAAATAATCCCCGTCGATATTGACCGACGCAGGGAACCCCCCGCCGCCAGACGTGCCCAGGTTGTTGAACACGCAATCGATGGCGCCAAATGCCTCGACAGCGGTGTATGCGAAGTCAGTGCGGAAAGCTACCGAGGCACCGTGGAGAGTACTCTGCAGGTAGAAGACGTTTAACGTTCCGTCCTGCACCTGACCGATCTCGGGGCCGACGCCGAAGTGATCAAATATGCAGTTGACGAACGCGGTGTTCTTGACGGTCTTGGTCTGAAAGCCCGAGACACCGGACTGGTCGACCGTGAAGGCGCTGACCAGCGTGGCCGAGGTCGAGGAGACAGTAGCGGCCACCACCCGGCGAGCCTGACCGGCCTGTGGGCCAGACGAGAGCACAATAAATTGGTCCTGGGAGAAAGACTGCGCTGACGAGAAGGTCACCGATGTGCCGGTCGTGGATATCGTGCCACTCAGCGTCGAGTGGGTCGCCTGCAACAGCACAAGCTGGACGCTCTTACCCGTGCATTTGTAACGCTGGAAATAGTTGTTCGCGTAGTCACCCAACGCGAACTGTGCCACATCCGAGTGGCCTGGAGTTGAGATCCAAGCAGTATTCCCAGGGGAAATAAGCGCAGCGACGGTACCACCGGCATCCCCAAATGTAGTGCTGAAGCCCGCCACGCTCGTTGACGTAACACCAAATTGGTTCATCATGACGCCCCCAGACACGTAAGTGTGCAAGAACGTCGACCCCTGCAGATCGACGTGGGTGCCATCTACTACGGTAATGATCCAAGTGTCGTTGGCCTCATTGCCTCCTAGAACAGTCTCATTCCCAACCACGCTGCGAACAATAACGACGTTTCCCGTTGCCAGCCCTGTGGTCGATGCCATAGTCAAACGGATTAAACCAGAACCGTTATTGGCGACGTTCGTTATCGTGCGAGCCGGATAGGTCGTGTTCGTGATAAGGTTGATCCCAGCCTGTGTCAGGTTAGCCAGCAATGGTGATCCTACCCAGACGATCGTCGATGTGTTGTTACCGTTGTAGGTAATGGTGGATACCGTCAGGATCGTAGCATCGCTACCACGTTGTTGATACCCAACGGGCGCATACGCACTATAGTTGAATACGGTGTATCCCCCTGGCGAAAACATGAACATCGAGTCCCAGGAGAAATATCCAGAGCAGTTGCGAATAAAGCTTGCACTGAGCGCCATAGGAGCGCTGAACGTACAATCAACGCAAGACCCAGCATAGCCTTCGATAGACTCATTCGGGTTCCAAGAATAAAGAGGGCCGAGAACTCCATTGGGATCGACGAACGCACAACGCTTGTGGACCAGATACGTAATCGCAGTCGAGCCGCCTCCTAATCCGGTGAGCTTGGCGAGGTCGATCGTCAGGCCCTCCATGCCCAGCTTGCTGCACATGATCCGCCAATTGTTGACTGCCGAGCCGCCGTTGGAAGCACCATTGAAGGTCTGCTTGCTGGCCGTTCGACTAACCGTTGCAGTGTCGCCGGCAATAAGGGGACGGATGTCGACCGGCCGTGCAACGGTTTGCGCGTTGCCGGTCGTCGTTTCTTCAAGGTAGACCGCGCCGCCCCCATGCGAGAGGTTACCCGCGTAATAGATAATGCCCCCAGAAGGAACGTTCTGCGTCGCCTTGTTGAACGTCTTCCACGCAGTGCCAGCGCTGAGCCCATCCCCGGTGTTATCGTTGCCGGTGGAGTAATCCACGTAACGGGCCGCCCGCGAAATCAGCGTACCAACGTCGGTATTGAGCACCCAGGTAGCCGTGAGGCGCTGGATCAACCCGTTGTAGGGGATGATGTCAATCGTGTAAGTAGCTTCGCCGTTCTGCCCCGATCGCGAGATCGGCGTGAACACATACCCCTGCGAGCCGCGGTTACTGATAGTCTGCGTCGTCAGCACGGTAGGCGTCGACGATTCGCAGTAGACATTGACCTGCTTGATGCCGGCGCGATCTTGAGTTGCGGCCCCCACGCAGACCTGCGTCGTAGTGTTCTCGATCCAAATGCCATTGCATTCGTCGTAGGCACCCACAGCGCTATAAGCCCAGCCACTGCCCTGCACGCTGGTGTCGAGCGCCGGCGGCTGGGTGTTGCCTGTCCCTGCGACACCACTCCAGCCTATGCCGGGCGCTATGAAAATCCCAGCGGACGAAGGACAGCCATAGGCGAGAAACCCGCTCGACATCAGACACCCATCATCGGCAAGGTGCCGCCTGTCGTGTCGGGCCCGGCGGAAGCGTTTTCTTGCACCGCGGCGCCCGGCTTCATCTTCGCCGGCCCGTCGGTCGTCTGGATGACGTAGGTCGCACCGGAGATCGGTGTCGTGCCGGCAACCGTGCTTTGCTTGGTGGCGGCCATGTCAGCTCAACACGATGAAGGGATCGATGTAGAGCGTGCCGGCGGCCAGCGACGTCTTGCCGACATTCGGCGTGACATAGATGTCGCCGGCCTGCGCCGGCGACATCGTAACGGGCTGCTTGAAGCGCACGCCCGCCCGGAAGACCGCGCCGCCGTCGGTCACGGAGCCGCCATCGACCGCCGAGGCGATGCCACCCGGCTCGGAGCCGGCGCTCGAGCCGGCGGTGATGCAGAAAAACAGCCGCCCTGGGTTGCTGGCGGCTTTGTAGACGTCGCCGAGGTTATAGGCATGACTGCTGATCCGTGCCGCGGCGAGCCCGTCCCAAGCCGCCGTGGACGCCGTCAGGACGGTGCCGGTGGCCAGCACATTGGCCTTGCCGCCGGACACGAACGAGCCTTGAGGGCTAGAACCAGAGCCCAGGCACTCGGCACTGAACCAGACCTCGTCGCTGAAAGGCAGCGCAGCGGCGTTGTACATGCCCTCGACCGTCGCCGTGACAGTACCGATCGTCAGGTTGTTGATGGCGATCGGGATGCCTTTGTAGGGGAAGGCAAAGGAACAACTGTTGGTCGAGATGTTCCACGAAACCGTGCCATCGCCCAAGGTACGCACGACCGTGCGCTCGGTGACCATCTGACCGCGATACTGGTAGTCGAAGCTGTTGTTATTGGTCCCTGAACTATCACAGCGAACACCCAGGACACGCTGCGCCGTCGCAGCGTTGACCGTGGCGATAATGACCGCAGCATCGATCTTGCAGTCCTTCATGATGGACGACTGCGCACTGGTCGAAGCAGAGAAGAGCGTCTTTCCGGTCGAAAGTGCCGACAGGTCAACCCCTTCCAGATAGACGAACGAAGCCTGCCCGGCGCCTGAGGTCTGAGCGAACAAGGCGCCTGGAAGCGTAGCTCCCTGAACGGCGGCAGGCGTGTTCCGCCAATCGAGAGAGCATTGCGTCAGCATTATCGACTGCGACACCGAGCCGAACTTCACCGTCGTGTTACGCCATTTAACATCATAAGAAATACGATTGGTATTACCCAGAGTAATAGTGGAAGAAGCGCTGGTGGTATTGAGGATCAGGTTGCAAGTATCCAGAAAAGCTTCTTCACCCAGCGTCGTAGGGTTGAAGACGATCGGAGCATTGGACGCCGCTGAACCTGAGGAGAACGTAAGCCCATACATATAGATAAAACCATTGATCGCAATCGAGCTGGTACCGGTCGTCGAGATCGTCGCCGTGGTCTTCAGGTCAGCGCTCCCCGGCGGCGCCTTGGTATGGTCCACGCACAGCCAATAGCAAGGGGCGACGGCCGTGCCCGGCGAACCGATACCGGCCGCCGTGCCTTGCGTCTCGGCGTGATTGTCGGCGATGTACATCGTGTCACCGGCAGCGCCCCAGCCGGCCGCACTCGCATTGTTGGCTCTTGCGATCGGCGCGCCATAAGCCGTCGAGAAGCCGGCCACCACGCCGAGATTGGTCCAGGTCACGGTGTTGTCCGCCGTGGTGGCGCCCAGAGTCGTGTTCCAGGTCGGCTCGGCAGCATTCCCGGCAGTGCCGGCCGTGGTGCAGATGAACAGTCGTAAGGAGCTGCCGTCCTTGATGATGTAGCCAAGCGCCACGGCGGTGTTCTTCACCGCCAGCCAGGCCGGGCAATTGGTGAGATCCCCGTTGACGCCCGGCTGCCCCGTGCACTCCATCCAGGTGGCAGCGCCGTCGGTCGTCGCCGCGCCTTTGGCGACAACCCAGGTCGGCTCGGTGCCGGACGCGGCCCCGCCGATGGTGCAGACGAAGCAACGCTCGTTGCCGACGGCAGGCGCGGTGAACTGGCGGATGATGGTCCCGGCCGTCTTGGTGCCGGTCGTCCATTTGGGAACGGCATAGTAGCCGGTGGTCGCGCCATCGCCGTAGTTGATATACCAGACCGCCATATCAGTTGTTCTTCACATACATGGCGGTGACCTTGAGGCTCGCCACGCTGGTGGTGCAGGTCGCCGTCCAGGCCGTGTTCACCGTGGTCGCCGGGATGGCGCTGTCGACTGGGAGCATCATGCCGCGGGTGTCGGTCGGCGGCACGTAGAAGCTCATGTTGTTGGTGCCGTCGCCGATTACGACCTCGGTGCCGGTCGCGGAGGTGTTGGTCAGCACCAAGCCGTAGATGTCGGTGAACAACGAGGCCACCGCAGTGACGATCGTGACCGGCGAGGTCGAGCTCGTGATCGTGGTCGCCTGGACGGCCTTGAGGCTGCGGATGGCGCCGACGGTGACCTGCTTGCCGGACTTGTCGAAGAGCGCCCCCACACGTTGCCCGTCGGTTACCGCGGTGGGATTGGCCGTCTTGGCGATGCCGCCCATCTTGAGCGGGTTGCCGCTGTCGGTCGAGCCGGAAGCCACGTCACCGGCGATCGGGATGGAAGATTGGTTGCTCGCAATCACCACCGGCGCCGAGTTGGCCATGGTGTTCTGGCCGTTGGCGTTGACGCTGTTGGGCGAGATGGCCACCACCAGGGCAGGATCAGTGGCCAGGGGGGCAGTGCTCGCGGCCTTCACGGCGGCGTTATTGGTGCCGTC